GTGACGTTGGTATTGCTATACACACAAGATATAAAGAGCCAGGTGCGCCTAAAGAACCGTTAGGTAAAGTGAGATTAAATCCTGTGCCTGGGTTATTATTGATAGAACCAATTCACCCTACGGCCAATGTTCAACCTACGGAAAGTGGTAAACTTAAAGAACTTAAATCTTTGTTAGTAAAGCAAGGGGCAGCCATTAACCAACTGTTTAACCCTGCTGAATTAAGGGCTTTACAAATTACTGATTTACCTAAACTATGTATAGACTATATCAATAGTTTAGTTAAAGATGAAACAGTAACTGATTTTAACGCTAATCAATTACTACCTGGTTTTGTCAATTGGTTAAAAACTAAAGTAACCACTAAAAAATTTAATAATATTGTAGAATATTTGCAAAGCCCACGTGGTAACATTGACGGTATTACTGCGGCATTTACAGCATTTGTATTACTACATGATATTAAAATAGATTTGTTACAACAACTAGATCAACAACACCCAGGACAAGAAGGATGGGTAGTTACGATACCTGGGGGAATTGTAAAATTTGTTAACAGATTTGGATTTAGCAGGACTAACCAACAACGAAACTTAGCACGGAAATAACCTCAATCCCATCAATTTAAATCTTTTTACTAAATAAATGCAGAACCGAAAGGTTCATACATCTAAGGAGATTTAACATGGCATATATTACATTGGTAAACGGTGGGTCACAACCCGTATTCGCAACTGATACACTTAACGGTTCTCAGTTATCTGCTAACACAGCATACGCTCCAGCAGGTACCCCAACTAACTTTATGGGTCCAAAATTGGACTTTTTTGGAGTTGGTCTTGGTAACTCAGCTTTTAACCAAGCTGGCGTTAATGGCGCAGTTCAATTGATTCTTCAAACAATTCAACAAACTGCTACAGTAGCAATGTATCAAGTTGATAATACAAATAATACAGTTGATTTCAGCGTAGCTGTTTATCCAACTGGTGCTTATACAGCCGCTACATTACAAGCTGCAATTCAAGGATTGGGTAACATCCAAAACACAACAGCTGGAACATTTTGTAACGTAGCAGCCGCTAGTGTTACAAACGTTGGATTCCGTTTGGCATCAACCGCAACTAGCGCATCTTAATTTTAAATTTTATTTTAAAAGCAAAAACCCACTTAGGTGGGTTTTTTGTTGACTATAATATATTGTATTAATTTTATATCATTAAATACACACATAATGATAGTTAACAAAATTACCGAAGCAGTTATATATGAAAGTCCAGATGGCGGGGAAACAATCTATATCAGAGAGTCTGGAAGCGCTCATAGAAAATTACATAGCGAAAGCCCAAAAGCATTGAGTGTACGAGCTCAAATTGAGGAAGATCAGCTTTGGGGGCAAATTCGCCGAGCCGCTAAAACTAATACGGCACTTTATAACATATTAGAACAAGCTAAACTTGTTTATCATCTGAGTAATAGCCAGTAATATTTTTAATGAGATTCCTTTGTAAAACTTTTTTTGATATTACAGCTACCGGTGTAACTGGGCACTACAAATCATCGCGCATCCCATTTAATGATAAATCAGGAAATATAATTTTAAATGAAAACATGTGGAATCACGCAAGGAATCAGCAAAGAAATTGGGAAACTATAACTCAAATAATTAGCTTACGAACACAAATTTTTGACATAACTTTTCCAGTAAATAATGAAAATTTATGGACATTTGAATTCGAAGTTGAAACCCCAGCTGTGTTTGGTCCACCTGAAAATCCCACAGAAATGTTATTATCAGATGCTGAGGCTGTGCCCATGTTAGTGGGATTAAAAAACAAAATAGAGTTAGACCCAATAATATTTACTAGCGGGGACAATCAAAATATATGGTTTGAATGTTTGACATAAATATATATTAACGGGAAATTATTATGATCGAAGCTACAGACATTGAAAAAAAGAGTTTGGAAGCGCATGTTGAATTATGTGCTGAACGTTATAATGCTTTAAATACCAGACTTGAGAATGTAGATCACAAAATATCTGAATTATCTGACATGATTTGTAAGGTCCACGGAATCGTCGAAAAAATGGCAGAAAAAAGAAATGATCAAATAATTGGATGGGGAGTAGGGATAATAACATTTTTAATTAGCACTACCGGTTATTTAATAATGCACTACGTACTAAAATGAACGACAAAGAATTAGAAAAATTATTTCTCTCTGAGTTTAATACTAACATTAAAAATTTAATTTGGCAAAATACCAACGGAGATTATGAATTATTTGATAGATATCAAATAATTATTGAAAAACCTATATATCGGGTTTTTGACGGTGATACAGAAGTTGGACTTTTTCATAGTACCAAAACAGCATTAAGTTGGTGTATAGCTGACAAATATAAAAAATACAATCTAGCTCGAGATATAATGATGTTAGATAATAAACTTAATTTACTAACGACAGACATTAAAATTAGATCAAATGTAGCAGAGCGTAGTAAAAATAACAATTTCCGTGATTTAATTGTAGCAAAATTAGAAACTAAAATTATTCATAAAAAACAAATAGAATTACAATTAAATAAATGTGTAAATTGGGCTAAATACTGTCAACAAAGAGGATTTAATAATGAAACTGTTCGAACTAGCATCAACCAAACCATCAAAGCAAGCCGCTAAAGTCTTTGAAAGTTATTTTGGCGATAGCATCAATATTGATGTTATGTCTGGACGTCAAGCTCGATTAATGTTAAATAAAGTACGTAATTTAGTTAACGAGCATCGTCAAACAACTGCCTTCCACAATAGTGAACAAGATCCAACATATTTAAAATTAATGATGATGGAAAAAGTATTGGCTACTAAAGTTAAAGAAACTTCAACAGTGCCAGTAGGCGCTGCCGCCGGTGCTCAGCAAAATGTGCAAAATCAACAGCAAAATGTAGCAAATCCTAATCCCACAGTAGCTGCCGGACAAGCGGCCGCAAAAGCAAAACAACAAGCACAAGTTAATAGCATTAGTGATCCTAAGTTAAAAATGGCAATGCAAAAAGCTACACAAGGACAAACATTAAATCCGCAAGATCAGCAATTAGTAGCCAATGCCGCCCTTAAAACTGAAAGTAAACAACTTAGACATCAACTCTATCACATATTACGAGAAAGTGAAGTACAACAGGCTCAAGTAGTTTTGGCTTCTCAAGACATGGTTGATGAAGTACAAAAAATGTTAGAGCAAGTTACAAGTATGCAATTTAAAGATTTGCCGGCGTTAGTTGATCAAATTAAAAATCAAGTCGGCATAGAACAAGCAACACAATTTAATGCAGATGCTACTGCAGCACTTAGTGGGCTAGTACAAAACTTACAATCTACTAAACAACAATTAGATCAAGCCTTAGGAGTGGTCACTGGGCAGGCTACCCCAATTATACCTGGGCAAGATGAATTAGGCAATGAGCCTGATATGAACATGGATTTAGGCAATGAGCCTGATATGAACATGGATTTAGACAATGAGCCTGACGAAGAACCTGCTAATCCTGAGGCAACAGGTACTGATTTTGGTCGAGCTAAACGTTAAAAATGTTAATTTTTGAAGTCGAAAATACTAGTATCAATACTGGCAAACTCACGGCACTAGCAAAATTTTTATCTGGTCGTGCCGATGATACCAATTCAAAAAAACAAATATCTACTAACGTGTTTATTAAACTCGCACAAAGTCTCGGGGTTAATATTACAGCTGACACAATAGGTGATTTAATTTCTCAGCCACCATTATCTAATGTATTAGAACCTTACGAACCAAATTCCAATATAATAAAGTTTAAAGGAAATACTGATACTTCAAATACCTTAATGAATGTTAATCAAGCGGAACAAATAGTAAATCAAAATGCTAAAGCCGCAATGAAACGCGGAATGAAAAAATAATTATCAATTTGATTAACTAACGGTTGCCCAATAATTCAAATTCAAGTAAACTAAATAGTAAGTTAAAACGTTATATAGTTATAACTTCATCAAAAGGAGAACTAATATGAAAAAGTTTTTATTAGCAAGTTTACTAGCAATGTCATTAATCGGAGTATCAAACGCTCAAGCACATGGCCCATACAGAATGGGTGGGTGGCACGGCGGATATTATGGATGCGGCGGATGCTGGGTAGCTCCGGCTGTAATTGG